TTATCACTAACCCATCTTTTTGTAATTCCTCCAACCAGTCATTGAACTCAAGACCAGCAAAGTCTCCCTCTGCTTTGGGGATAACAAAATTCTTTATTCTTTTATCCCAAAATCTAAATTTTATTCTATTTCCTCTTTGCATTTTTCATCTCCATTCTTCCTCCCGTAGCGGATTTCGATTTTTATTTTTGTTAGAAAAAATCTCACGCACTAACTCCTTTCCAATTGCACCTGTTGTTGATAAATCTTCTGCAACATTCACAACAAAACGACGTTGCCAATTTTCTAAAAATTTTTCATCCACCTTGAAAACTACTACAGGATTATTAAGATTATCAAAAAGCGTAATCTCATACTCACCAAATCGTTGAAAATCCGACCTAATCTCTTTATACATCCTATAGGTTTTATCAAGTCGAATCGCCCATGTATCCTGAAATGTCGAAACCTCATCGTCTTTTTCCATGTTTATGAAAATCTAAAAATAGTTTTTTAAGATATAAAAACCCCATCTTAGAAGAAGATCCCATAGCGATTTTACAAACTTTACAAAAGAAAATTCTTTTCTTTCTCATATTATTTTCTTTTCTTTGAAAAACTTATAGATTTCATATCCTAAACCGTCGATAAAATCTTTTGCCTCATCTACCATTTCATCATAAAACCATTTCATTGCCCAGTCAGTATTTACTCCGTCATAACGGATAACGTATATCTTCTCAACTGGCAGTCTCTGTGATTGGCAAAGTAATGAGTAGATTGCTAATTGAGGACTTGATAAGAAAGAGACAGAGGGTATTTTTCCTGTTTTTAGCTCATAGATAACCCCATCATCATAGACATCAACAACACCTACCAAATCCCATAACTTATTATAATCCATTTCTATTTTTAACTCTGACTTTGGGTTTTTGAGTTTCAACCCTCCAAAATCTTTTGATAACCGACTTAATGTTTTAACAACATCCTCATTCTCTTTATGCTTTTCTTTCCCAAACTCCATCTCTTTACTGGTAATCTCCTTTAATCCTAGATAATAATTCAAAGCATCATCTACTCTTCCACGTCTCCAAAAATCCAAAAGTGTGTAAGAAAGTCTAAGCTTCATACTTTTTCTTCTAAACTTTTAACCTCCTCTTTAAGTCTCAAAGATAAACTTTTCTCCCTTTCTTTAGTAATAATCCCTTCTGGCAACTCTCCCACTTCTTTAATATAATTATCAATTATTTTTGTATCTGGCTTAATATAAACAACCTCCTGATAAAACCCTCTTGCTTTTTCTTTATCTTCTATCTCGTATTTTGCCCCATGATAAGAGTAAACGGCTTTTACCATTCTCCCTTCTACTCCTTTGAAGTTTGGCAAAATACTCTCTCCCGCCTGCTTTATCTGCTCTTTTACTTTTTCTACCGCTTCATCTATTTTCTTTTTTATTTCTAATAATTTTACCAACTCTGCCTCTGCCTCTTTCTTAAAGACTAATTTACCAGCTTCTAACGCTAATTTAGTAATTTCATCTGGATAAATAATTATTTGATTTTTCATTTTTTCAAAGCAACTGATAACATCTCTGATGCTTGCCTCATTGTCAGTTTTTCAACGTCTCCGCTATAATTTATTTTTCCTTCTCTTATTAAATTTTTAATCGCGTATTTTTGCTTATCCGTTGCTACTTGTGTTTCTTCTACTGATTTGTCAAATTCCTCTACTGTTCCTTCCTCATCAGAATAATCTTCCCTAAAATAAACATCTTTGGCTATGCCTAAAAGAGAAGCACATTTCTTCAGACTATCTGATGCGGCGGCTTTCAAGTCATCTCCAAGATCAAGGATAACACCGTTTGATTTTTTTAAATCTGACCCGCCAAACTGAGATTTTGATATAGTTTGAATTCCAAAAGGTGTCATAAATTTAACAGTTAGTTTTCCCAAAACCCAAATTTTATCCTGCTCTATTTGTTTATCAACTATTTCAAAGTCCCACATGTTATTAAACGCCTTATTTAATTGCTCGATAACATATCCTGTCTCAACATAATCAAAATACTTTCCACCTCGTCCCATTCTTTTTTTAATAAACTTTTGAGGTGTTTTTTTATTCAACACAGTATATAAAGTTTTAGGAGGTACTAACAGATTTTCTTCTTTTTTTATTAAGTCTGCCATATTATTTATTTTTAATTTTTAATTAAGATAAAGTTTTCATTTTACGAATTTTGCAAATGATCCATTATTTACAGCACTCCATGCACTCCATCCGCTAGCAGAATAAATTTTATAAGCACAGTCAACATTTTTATAACTATCAAACAACTCTTTCGGAGAACATCCGTTTTTTTTCCAATGAACTGAGTTGATTTGAAATATGCCAATATCAATCGTGCTATTCGTATTAACGTTTATGGCTTCCTCTCGCATCCCGCTTTCAGCAAGTGCAACGGCAAGTGCAATTTGGCACTCTTTACCAAACTTCTCACAGATGTATTTTTCTAGAGGAGTTTTAGGAATAGGAAGACTTTCTGCAAACTCCCGTATGTACTCAATTTTAGTCTTCCTCTCCACAACAACTATAGGTTGTTGTAGTTTAATCTCGATAGGAGAGAAAAAAGAAAGAGAATAGCGATCAAAAAAAGAGTCAAGAAATCTCAAAAACATAACAGATCCAATAAGAACAAACATTATAAATAACAAAAAGAGAAAAATACTCTTTTTTAGATTTCGTTTTTTAAAAAATTCAATCTTTTTCATATTCCGCTAACGCCTCCTCGATCTGAGCTTCGATCTCTTTTTCTCTTAACTCATCAGCGATCTCATCACATCGGCAGGGAAAACCCTGAGGCTGCTCCGCACACGCTGGGTAATGCCCATCTTGCAATCTCTCGCCTTTTTCTTCGACTTTTGTTAAAACTTTTAAGACGTTCATACCCCCACGCACATAAGCCAAAGAAAGAAGAAATTGCATTTGTGAAGGAAGTTTTGCAAAATCCAGCCCATTTTCAAAACAAATTCTTCTTAGCTCTTCCTCTCTTATTTTTTGTAATGTTTTACTGACATTTGTTTTCATATACTTACATTATAACATGTTTATTCCCTTTTGTCAATACCTTATAGTGTTTCATTTTACATTCAATAGCAAGAATTCTTATTTTTAGTGTTAGAAGATAGTGATTTTGCTTAAAGATCGAAATACTTAAATTTAATTATTATTTTTCACGCTCTCCTCCCTGAATAATTTTTTCTATCGCATCAGCAGGAATACGAATTGAAGATTTTTTACCTATTTGAAATTTGGGCAATTTTCCAAGTTTAATCCATTTATAAACTACATGATAAGTAACACCGAGAATTTTAGAAACTTCCTCAATCGTATAAAATTGAACTTTCTGATTCATTTTCTTCCTCCTTTCTTTTCAAAAACGATCCATTTTTTATAGAATTTTTACTTCTCTTTCCAAATCTTTTTGAAATTTATCTATTAAAGCTCTAAGCCTTTCGTCTTTAAGAGTATTCACAACGGATGAATAACCTATAAGAGTTCTTATTCTTCCCCAAGTTGTAAAAATAGGCTCTTTTAATTCATTTTTTGTCAGAATTGCTTTTTTCATTTGTTTTATTTTTAACACATTTAATTAAATTTGTCAAGGGGTAAAACTATATCAAACTATACCAAAATTCTTATAAGTCTTTTCTTAAATATTCTGGTATATCCTCAAGGCGGATATAAACTGTGTAGCCTTTACCAAGAGAATGGGCAGGAATTTTCCCTTGTCTTATTAATCGGTAAAGAGTAGATTTTGATATATTTAAGATAGTAGCTATTTCATTTACCTTATAATATTTCATATCTTCTATATACTATCATATTTATTCTTCTTTGTCAAGATTTAACCAAACGTCCTGTTTTTGAAAACTTCTGTTTTTAACTTCGGGACGATATTCTTTCGGCATAGTTTTAAGTCTTTTATGGTACCTCCTTATCAATTTTTTATCGTATCTAAATTTCACTTGCATAAAAATAGGTAAAAAAATTTTTCATTGCGCCGTTTTTTCTAACTTTCTCTTTTCTTCTAACAACAATTTATATCCAACTCTTAAAAACTCTTTTTTCTCCTCCGTCGCAAATTTAGCCTCATTAACAATTTCAGCAAGTCGATTTTCTAAATATAAGATTCTATTTTCTATTTTATCTTTTAAATTATAAGAAGACATAATCATATATAGTTTTATATACTTTTTCGGATAAGATAGTCCCCTTTATTGGTCGTTCTTAAAGTTATGACCTTTAATATCTTCGGAGGTTTTATTCGGTTTTCTCTCCGCCCTCCTGCATCTGTATGTTCTTAGCGGGTTTCTTCGTTTCCAAGTGTCACCGCTAGTCGGGTGTCGTCATACAGAGAACGACTTTTTCTGCTTTTTCGGCATAAGACTGGTATTTCCGTAGCTTACCAGTAAGCAGTACCCTTGCTTGACCCTTTTTTTCTATAGCGCTAGTATTGCGCTCCCCTAGTCAGACTGCCGCTTTGATCGGGGGTAGCTGTTAATGCTACTCTATACTTGTTGGTTATCTTTTTTATTACTTCCAATTGTCTTAAGTCTTGCGGTGTCAATTGAGATTTATTCAATTCATCTATAAAACTAATTACAGTTGAAAAATTACGGTTACGTTGAGCTTTTCTATAAATACCTAAAAGATAGGCTATTGGATTAGTTGATTTTTTGTATTTTAAATTATAATGTTTTGCTTTAAATTCTGCTCCTTCTTTATACATATTTATTTTATGAGCCTTATAATGGCAAGATTGACATAGAACTACTAAATCAGATAGAAGTTCTTTTCCTAATCTTTCATAGGTTATGTGGTGAATATTAAGGTTAAATGATTTTCCGCATATTTGACATTTACGTCTTTTTTTATAAACAGTAGTTTTTATTTTTTGCCAATGAGTAGAATTTAAATATTGTTTATAATTCATAACAAAAATCCGCTTATTGTAGGACTTTTATGAGTAAGCAGGCTTAGGGTCGTGCCTTTGGTTTTAAGCCCTACAATAAACGGACTTTCGACCCTAATTCACTTACTCATCTTTTTTAACTCTACCATTTCTTTTGATTTTTGTCAATATACCAAAATTCCTCTTGACAAATGCAAATAATTGTGTTGTAATACAATTACCTGTAGAAGTTACGACTTCTACACGGATTGCTAATTTGAAAGATATTTCAAGCTAGCAATGCGAAAAAAATGGCGTTTTCCTGTCAAAGGAACGAGGGAGGCACTTGGCATGAAATGGGCAGTATTTTTTTCTCCTTCGTTCCTTTGAAATGAATACAAAATTAGAAATAAAAAAAATCCTTTTCGATTATTTTTGGGATGGTAAAAACACGAATCTAATTAAAAAAGCTTATAAAAAACTAAATAAACTATTAAATCAATACGACAGATATCTCATAGAAAAGACATGTTTATGGTGTAAACAGAATTTTTTTCCATCTAGATCCTCTCAAAAATATTGCGCACAATGCCATGGTTTACCATATTATAAAAGAAAGGAATATTCAAATGATAGAATTTGACATAGATCCAATTGCAAAACCACGTATGACTTCTTCTGATAGATGGCAAAAAAGGGAAGTCGTTCAGAGATACTATGCGTTTAAGGACGAGTTACGTTTGTTAGCGAGACAAAAAAACTACAAAATCGGAAATCGTTTAGATATCTCCTTTATTTTACCCATTCCCAAATCTAAATCAGAGAAAGAAAAAGAAAAACTAGATTCAACCCCTCACTTACAAAAACCAGATCTAGATAATCTCATCAAAGCATTTTTAGATGCTTTACTAGAAAACGACTCGAAAATTTGGCTAATTCACGCCTATAAACTTTGGGGAAAAAAAGGAAAAATAATTATTTTTGATGACTTAAAATAAAAAATGGAAAAACAAAATAAAGAAAAAATGAATAGTAATAGACGAAGAATTACTTATCTTTTGCGAGAATTAGAGAAAGAATATAATCCTTTAATGTTATACGTTGGGAAATTAAGGTTATTGCGTGCTATTTTTTCTAAATATGCTTCAGGGGATGCTAAGACTTGGGAAGATTCTTTAGAAGAAGCATTGAATACGCTGTCTGTAAGAGAGAAAGAAATTTTAGAGTACCGCTTTGGTCTAAATGGAGCGCCTAAAACATGCGAAGAGGTGGGTAAAATTTTTGGAATGACAAAAGGAAGAATTCAACAAATTGAAGCAAAAGCGTTACGAAGATTAAGACATCCTATACAAAAAAGAATTTTGTTAGGAATGAGTTGGCAAATGGCAGTTCAGGAGGCTAAGATTGAGGGCATAACACTTTTGAAAGAGAGAAAAAATGTTGTTCGTGTATTGAAAAATAAATGAAAATCAAAGCAATTCTATTAAAAACAAAATGAAAGGAGGTGAACTAAATGAGAAAAGATGAAATAATAAAACAAATAAAGAATCTTATTCAACGCTACACAATTTATGAAATTATTATCATTCTTATTGGAGTTGGTTTGTTTCTTTTGTTTTTAACTTATTTACCATATTTTTCTGGTATATTAATATCATTTATTATAATATTAATATCATTTATTATAATTTGGTTTTTATTTTTAAAATAATCCGTAAAACAAAAAATATACAAATTACAGGGGTATCTTTACGATACCCCTGTAACGTCACTAAATGCCCTACAAGACATGATTAGAGGGACAGCAGTATATTTTATCATTCAGAGCCAAAATCGTCCTCTTTTTTCTTATAAATAACTCCTTCTTGAGATAAATATTTAGACAAAAGATATGGCTTTTCTGCTACATTTTTAGGTAATCCAGCAACATCAAGAAGCATCCTAACTTCATAAAATCTTCCTTCCGAAAGAAGCGTTTCAAAAAAAAGTTTACCCCTACACAATGCCTCCTGATTATGTCTTTTATGACAAGAGGGACAAAGACCTATAGCATTCTCTCTTGTGTTTGCACCTCCTAAGGACAAAGGTAAAACATGATGTATTTCTAAAACAGGCTCTTTATATCCATGACCACGACAAAACTCGCCGCAATAAGCACAGCGGTAGTTTTGACTTCTTCGAACATCTTTTTTGATCGACTCAGAGAAATTATTTCTTCTTCTTTCCTTCATTAATAAACTGAATCAGCTCCTAAATCAAATCTCAGTTTGGCGAATCCAGGAAGCGTTTGTTCAACATAATGTGCCTTCCATCCATCTCCCTTTTGCTCTCCCTCTGGCACAATAAGCTCTGATAACAAATTAAAACTTTCCTTAAGAACTAGTTTTGCAAAGCGTTTGGACGGCTCATCTATCTCAACCTCAACAGGCTGGTAATATATATCTCTATCAAGCGTTTTGGTAGTTGCAAGACTATTTATCCACTCAAAAAGCATTTGCGGGTGGTAAGCAATCGATGAGACAGTTACACTAAAATAATCCAGAGGGTGAGAAAGCATCAGATCTTTTGTTTTAGTAAACTCTTCTTCGTATCCCCTCCATTGATAATAGGGATTGAAAATATCATCTGCCTTCTCCATCCCATCGCTATGCTGATAGGAGTAAAAAAAAATCCACTCAGAAATAGATCGCATTTTATTGGGATTTTTAGCTGTCATTAATACCTTATCAACACTAGATCGCAAAAGAAGACGGGTTAACTCAATACCTTGAATATTTTCCTGATGGGGAGAGTTTTCAAACAGATCATATGGCACTTCCAGAATACCGCTGTAAGGCTTTTCACGGGGCTTTTCACGGGAGATCTTAACAATTGATGGGATACTATACATTGCAAAACGCTGATAGTACGTATCCAAGAAAAAAGCATCCTCGCCTTTGATAGGAATTGTTTTATCCCAGATAAGCGTATACGCCCCATCTAACCTCTTCTGCTCGATGTTTTGTACTATTTCCTGTTCATTCTCAGAAGTTGAAGTTGTAGATAATTTATACGGCTTAATGTTACTCTCAGATACTAATCCACCTAAAGCCAAACCAGTGCCTAGAGTTGAGAGAACAAGAGAGACTCCCAGTTTTAATGAGTCTCTTCTTGTCATGCGTTCTTTCATGCCTTATTTTCTTATTGTTTTGATAACATCATTTAAACCCTCTATCCCCATAAAAGTAAGTATGGGGGTTAGGATTTGTTGAATATCAGATTGGCTTAAGCCTAAATCAAAATAGCTATTGGCAAAAATCAAGCCTGACGCAACGCATGCAAGAATAAATTTGCGACTAGAAAATCTTTTTTTTATTTCTTTCATATTCTCACCTCCTATATCTTTGGATTATGCGCCATAAGAAAGACTTAAATCCACTCAAAGGCTTCTGTTTTAGTTGTTCTTTTAGAGAATTTAACTTAGAAGTTAAATCATTGATCTCAGATATATTCAACTGAATAGTAACCGCCTGTTTTGCAATCTCGTTTTCAAGTTCCTGATTTTGCTTTTTAAGTTCTTCAACCTGATTTTGAAGATTTTGATTGTCTTCCTTTAGCTGGTTAAGATTATTCTGTAAATCCTGTAGTTGAGATTGTAGTTTTTCTATTGTATTTTTATCACTATCTATCTGTTGTTGCTTTTCAAATAAAGCGTCCTCATATTTTAAGAATTTCTCAATCTCAGCAAGCACAATGTCCTGATTGTCAGCTATGTCAAGTTTTTGGACTATCTGGTCATAGATCGAAGATTTGCGTCGAATTTCTTGCCATTTAGCAGAGACTTGATTTAATTTGTTTTCTAATTGATTATAGTCTATTGACATAGTCCACCATTTATGATATAAAAATACCTATTATGGATAAAAATCGCTCTCTCATAATGAAGAAACTCTGGCAAAATCCTGAATATAGACAACATATGAGTGATGTTCATAAAGGACAACCTGGTTACTGGACAGGGAAAAAACATCCTCATACTTCTCCCTTGCAAGGATTTAAGAAAGGTAATATTCCCTGGAATAAAGGACTGAAAGGGTATATGGCTGGAGAAAAAAACAATATGTGGAAAGGCGGAAAATATATTGACGAACAGGGATATGTCCACATTCTTAATAAAGAACACCCATTTGCAGATAAAATGGGTTATGTTCGTGAACATAGACTTGTAATGGAAAAACATCTTGGTCGTTATCTTTCTAAAAATGAAATTGTTCATCATATAAATGGTATTAAAAGTGATAACCGTATTGAAAATCTTAAACTTATTTCTCAATCTGAACATGTTGGAGAACATTTTCGCCTGAATGGAAAATGGGCAAAAAAATTTGATAAATGTATTACTTGTGGAACGAATGAAATTCCACATATGAGTAAAGGTATGTGCCGTAGATGTTATGAAAAAATGTTTTATCATACAGTTACAAAATTAAGAAAGAACGCTATCAAAAAAATCACTAATCTTAGTAAGTAAATTTTCTTGTTTGTCTAATTTTGATATCAAATTCTCGAATGTCTTGCTATCAAGCGTAACCTTAACAGTCTGATTGAATCTTAACCACCCCAAGACATTGTTATAGTTATGGTTTTGGATATGACAGGGAGAGCCTAAGGGTAGGTTCTGGTCAAAGCTCCTAAAACTATTTACATTCCCCTCAACAAAAATAGCCACGTGTCCGTAAGGATTATATCCCCATATAATAATATCCCCTTCTTGCGGCACACCATCTGGGGTATTTGGTATCCTTTCAAAGTATTCCTTGCCAAAGATATTATCGAAGTTATTGTATAAATCTCTTGCGGCGGGAGCGGCAAGTATTCGAGGGTCGGTAAGTCCTAAAACCTCAACAACATATTGATGTAAAAGATCCATACATTGAAACTTATTCCCGACTGGGTAATTATCTACATCAATATATTTCCCATTGTATTTCTCTAAAAACTCATTCAATTGCATATTGATAATATATCATATTTTTAAAATACTAATGGGTAATTTTGAAATCTGAGATAAAAGGATTTCTCATATCTTAATTTTCATAATAAGAACTAGGATTGCTGATAAAACTGCCGTCAACACAATTCCTGCCCCGCCATAAACGATAGATTTCACTGGCCAAAATTCCTGCTTGGTAACGTAGTTCTCGGAGATCTCCTCTCTGAGACTATTTATGGCGTCGTAAATATCTTTGAGTGTTACAGAATCGTTTTTCATATTTATGCTGGTCCAATCATTTGAGCTGCAAATTGAGTTTGTGATTCAGGAGGATTCGTATGAACAAGATTCAAATTGCCGCCAGAATTTTGATAAACTGATACTTCAACATAATCATTTACAGCTAATTTTCTGATCATGCTAAGATTGAATGCCCCTCTCGAATCGCTAGTTGCAGGAGATAGCGATTGTACTATTCGCTGTCCACTATTAACACTGAACGCAGCCAAACGAACACCCGTACTATTTACCGCCCACTCACCGCTGAAAGTAAAAAGATAAACCCCTGCTGTCTTTATTGTAATTCTCGTATTATTCGTAGTATTATCATGCATAGTATCTGTATCATACTGTTCCTGATCCCACGATACTAGAGTCCAAGTTGTATTTGAAATAGATTGTGCAGCACTTTTCGTCAACAATACACCAGGCTTATTGATCGTAGCAAAACTCAAATTTCCGCTGCCATCTGTTACTAAAGCCTGATTTGAAGTACCATCGCTATTGGGAAATAATAAATTACCACTCCCCAATACAACTTTTCCTGTTCCTTTACCAGAAATCTTAAGATTAATATTTGTATCATTTCCACTAGCTGTAATCTGTGGTGCATTACCCGTTGTCGCATTGATGACTTTTATATTATTAACCGCTGAGGCTGTAGCAGGTGTCTCAATAATTTCATTGCCATTTGCATCATAAATTGCCGCCCCTATTTTATGTGTTCCATCTTGAGCATGTTCAATAGTAATTCCATCAACCATGCGATTCATTTGAGTTTCAGTTATAAGAATTTCAAGGACAGTACCAGCCACCCACGCAGCTGCTGTTCCCTCAACACCTCGAATACAGTTGATGAAATTGCCAGATTGAACCTTGCCGATAAACACCTCATCGTTACGTGGAGTGATTTTATTACCATTCGCATCAACTCTATTAATAACAACTGTGTAAACCTCATCATTATTCAAGCCAGATCCTGTAAAAGGAATCGTAGTTGCTGAAGGAGAAGATACACCGCCAGCTCCAACTTGCCCTACCCAAAGTCTTTTCGTTTTGATAAATTTATCTGTTGTTTCAGCCATACAAAAAAACACGAGCTACACTCGTGTCTCTACACTTCCTGTTTTGTGGAAGAAGAACAATCTCATTATAATAAAATTAATTGTTTTGTCAACTATTTGCGCCATAATGAAGGAGATTTTTTGAACAAATACGTTCCGTGAGCCTGAATTGATAAGAGTTTCCAAAAATTATTATTCCCAAAACTTTTCACTCTATACTTAAAAGCATAAACTTTCTTTCTTGGTTTTATAGAACGTTTTTTAGAAATTGAAAAGAAAGTCTTAGGTGTATCATTTGTATTAGAAGCAGATACGTCAGACGCAAAATCATCACCAACTCCTGAATTAGAAATTGATGAGGAAATTGTTGAGGTTTTCACCTCGATCACATCCTGCGTTTTTGTTCTTCCCAAAAAAGTAACATCCACAGATCCTCTAAGATCAGAAAACTCAAAAATCACTTCTCTAATTCTAGCCTGTATTCGATGATCTGTAGACTCAACAGGAATAAGCGGAGACTGATATTGGCAGAGGATTTTTTCTCCAAGATCGCCAAAATAAGCGTTTGAAATCTCAATAATGTTGGGAAGATCATTTCTTATCCCCAGAAAGCGTGTGGTATTATTTTTGTCCGTGTACTCCAAAAACTCATTGAAACCAATCGTCCATGCATAACTCCAGTTGCGTTTTTCATCGTCCCAAATAAATGTTGTGTCGTTAGCTTTTGAGATTGGAACAGAAAAATACAAACGAGGCGGCTTCCAATAAGCAATGGAGCGATCAAAAAGTGTTGGTGAGATAGACTCAATCTTATCCCTTATAGGAACAGTCATATCATCTGTTGCCAAAATATTGAATAGCTGTTCTTTATTTCGCAGAAAAAAGACTCCTCTTTTATTCAAAAAAGCAATATTATCCCCAAACTTCACCACAGTTTTAGGAGCATCTGCGCCCATTGAGCCAACCACCTTGTAGGCAATCGGGACAACGATGTTGACATCCCCAACTGTAATCGAGCTTAGCTCCACCTGATAGATAGTCCCTTTGCCATCCGATGAGGAGCACAAAATAGTTGCAACAGGATCTCCTTTGCCAGTGCGATAATGCACTACGCTTATCGGATAAAATTTTCCTCCCCTTTCAATATCAATAAAAAATCCTTCGTAAAAAGGTGAAAAATAACCCAGATACGGACCTGTTCCCGTTCCGTAAACACGCCAGAAATTATCCGAGTCATTTGTTGCCCACAATCGTGATCCTGAGATCTCCATCGATTTTACACGGGGAGCAGCTGTAGTATTATCATCTGGAAGTTCCTGAAAAGTATTTAACGGATCACCAAAATCTCTAAAAGTAGTCGTTGTTGTTCTACCAAGATAAAACTCCTGTCCTGAAATCTCTCCCAGCCACAGATCATAACTTGTAGCTCCAGGAATAGCCGTAATCGTAAAATCGATATACTCTGTATTGTTATCTTTCCACGCCTCACGCGGTTTATTCACTGTAACCGTAACAGCAGGAGATGGATTGGTATAGCCAACTGTATTGTTTGCTGTGTATCTAACATAATAAGTAAACGATCCAGAAGAAAGACCACTTCCACGTGTATAACTTGGAGCTACTGTTGGATCGGCAATCGCCGTAAATTGTTGAAACGATGTCCCATTATAAATGGTTAGCGGATCAACCCCATTTGAGATCCAAAGCTGATTCTTAAACTGTATTGAAGTAAAATCCGTATTGGAAGTAAAAGAAGCTCCTGTAATCGCAGTCCAGGTCTTGCCATCATCTGAGCTTTTATAGCCATTACCATTTTGTGAAATTACAATCAATTCACGAGTTTTATCCTGTTTAACAAACTCCGTAAGATGTAAAATGCCAGTTCCAGGCACAGCCGATCCATAGTAACCCGTGCCAGGTCGAACTCCCCAAATACCATCCTCATACTGCTGTAAATTTACAGCCTCAACAGCAAATCGCACATTATTCGTTTTCTTCCCAAGCCTAGCCTCAGAAATAACAGAAATTGATCCACCATTAAAGGTATCAAGATTGTGATCAAATGAAAATCCTTTAGCCATCTAAAACTCCTTGCGATTTTACTCCAAAGCCAAAACCAGAAAGATCCTCTGTCTTAACAAACTGCCCAAAAGGCTTTCTAATCTGATCAATCTTTTCAAGCCTTACCTCATCAAGCATCTTCTGTTCATATTTTTCCGCTAAATCTTTCTTTGCAAGATCATCAACATATAGCCTATAAAGAATATAATAAACGCAAAAATCAGGATGTGTTATCGGAATAACACTATTTTCATTTGTTGGATAATCCAAATAACCAAAATAATTATACTCAATAGGAAGACCTGAGGACGCTGGTGTTGGATAAAACAGCAATTTATATGCTCCCTCAAATCCAACTAAAGAGACTAATTTTGCAGTCGCATTATTCTTTTTCTGATACTCTAGTTTTTGAACTGGCACAAAATAATAATACTCTCCATTAATAGTAGGAGATGACGCTGATCTCAAAAAATTAGAAGGAACGTTATAACTATCTTGATTGGCAATGGTCGTTTTGCTTCCATCCACAGCATCAGCAAGACGCAAATATCCCTCTCTTAAGGCAGCTGGAAAATGTTTTACCCATTCTCGAAAACTATCTTTAAGATAACCAAACCACAACTGCGGATCATCATCAGTAAAAGGCGGATAATCCACATCCTGTTCATATTCACGATAAACTCTTTCTATAACCTCTTTTACTATCATACTTTCACCTCCTTCAGCTTCTTTATTTTAATCCTAATTTTTCTCTTTTGTGAAGAGGATGGTATTTTAATCTTCTTAGCAATTTTTATAGGCTGGGCTTTTTTGATGACAACCTTCGGGATTTTCGGGGTTTTGGCAGTTCCTTTTCTTTTCAAAATTACTTTTTTTTGTTTTGCATCCCATTTAAGACTTCTAAGATATTTTTTTTGTTCTGCAGTAATTAATTCTTCATCATAAAGATTATCAATAACACTATCAGACAAAAGCGGTTTACCAGAAGCAATTCCTTCCTTACGATATGGAGAAAGAAGCTCTATAATATCAGTATCAGGATTTTGAGCAATGATTGCCTTAATATAATCAGTTTTGGGATCTGTCTCTTGAGTAGTTAAGTAATTATATAAACCTTCTGTTGGATCAATTCCCATTTTAGCAATACTTTGTTCAATTTTGGTTCGTGTTGCTTCATCAGGAGCCTTCAAATATAACTCAAAAAGATCGTTTGCTTTTTTATATTGTGCTTGAAGTTTGACTCTTTCTGCCAAAACAGAAAGCGGTTCTCCTGTTTTTTCTATCTGTTTTCCATACAATAAAGCTGCCTCTTCTTCTCCTATAGGCTGCCCTTCCTCAATTTGTTTTTTAAGAGTATTGATAAGTCTTGTTTGCTGCCTTTCTTGTTGTCTTTCTCGATAAAATGGTTCATATAATTGACTTTCTGGTGTTTCTGTCCCTATTGCCCAGGGCAAAATATAATTAGTTATATCCCGTCTTGCGGGCTCTCCCGTTGGTTCTTGATAAGTCTGTTGAATAGTTTGCGAGAGACCAGGTATATTAGTCTTTAATTGTTCAACAAAATCCTGCGGCTTTCGATAAATTGGGTCGAAAATATTAGTAATATATCTTAACATTGAAGAGAAAGGAATTATCTGTGAAACATTAAAGGCAAGATTTTTAGAAAAAGAATAATCTATATCTCCTTCCAATGTTCTAACAAACCCACCCAATCCTGCTAAAGGAGATGATTGAGACCAATAATATATTGCCGATGCAATAGTCTTTCCTAATTTTTCCCAATCTCCCTCCGATAAAGCATCTGGGGCTTCTTTATAATAATAATGAGCCGCCGCTGGTAAAAGAATAGCAAAAGCAAAAGGACCAAAATAATATGCTGGTATCCATTTATCTCCTATTTTAACTGAAAAAGGCTTTCTACCAGTTGCATAAAACCATTTCTTTTCTTCTGGATCTGTAGGAGCAGCCCAAGTCGTTCTTCCTTCTAATGCTAATTTTGCACCTATAAGAGTTGCTCCTGACCCCAATAATGCTCTTGCAATAGTTGTTCTTTTATTTAAATTTTCACCTACTAAATTGGCTATCCCCAGAGGAGAATATTCAAGTTGCATAGCCGCCCAATTAAAAGGAGATCTCAAAAATGGCACAGCCCATTTTACTGGTTTAAATTTATTGCCAAATGCCTGAATTCCATCCCCCATTGCTCTTACCACTTTATCAGATAAAAATCCATATCCTCTTGCTTGTAAGGGCGTTCTTACTAAATATTCCTGCGCCAATCTTGCTGCTTCCTCTGGAGTCTTGCCAGCCGCAACCATAGAGGATTCAATAATCCCACTAAATAATTTATCTGACGCCTCCATTAAATCGCTAAAAATAGTCAAGGGTCTTGGCAATTTCTCATATTTCACTCTTTCCATTGAAAGATCAATTTTACCCAGATCAATAGGAATTTCCCGTCGCATAGACTTAACAAACATATCCAATCCTTTGGGAATGTTCTTAATAGCATTAAATTCATACAAAATAGCCTGTTTGGGTCTTCCTTCAGCTGCCAGAGTCAAAGCTGGGGTAATAAAAGTATTCCAAACATTGTTGAAAAAGTTTCTCTCGTGAGTTGGAAGTCCTGAAAGCATATTGTTATAGCGATAAGCATCAAGAACATCAGATACTCCAAGAGGAATTTTATCAGCCACAGTTTGCATTGCTAATTTAACAAACTTGGCTTTTTCCTCATCAGTTGCCGCTTGGTTTGCTTTAGTCATATAATCCTTGATAATCTTTTTATCTTCAGTAGTAAGTTCTGGTGGTTTTTTGCCAAATACACCTCTGATACTTTTAGTAATAGACCCCATCTTTTCTGCCGCTTTTGCAACCTCACTTTCTGCATATTTCAAAAATCCAGCAGGTGTCATTCTTGACCACATAGACCATGCCTGATTTGCCTGACCAGCTTGAGTTGCTTTCATAGACAAATTTTTAATAATCTCTGTTGCCTCATCAATTCTTCCTTCATTTAAGGCTTTCGAGACTAAAATCTCACCAGCCGCCACATTCTCTTTAGAATATTCACCTTCTAAAACAGCCTTTTTAACATTATCAACTCCTTCTGTGGCAATTCTTGATTGAGCATCTTTAAGGGAGGCAATATCAGAATATGGTTTGTAAAATCTGGTTGAACCAGTAATTTTCTCAATTTCTTTTGTTAATTCGGGTGGAGTTGTTTCAGATGTCCTTATAGTTCTCATTACTCCCCTTTCCTTGAAGCCTTGTGATATAGTATTTTCTGATGGAGGAGTTTGTTGACCGCCACCCATTATTGGTTGTTCTTTTGGCAATTCTGCTATTTGCTCTGCTGGTTTGGTGGCTTTCTCAACCTGTTGAGATAATTTACGACCCACAGGCACCTCCACTTGACTTGCCTTTTCACTCACAGGAGGAACATTAACCGATGGTGCTTCTTGGGGAGTTTGTTTAACTTCTTCTATTCCTTTAGTGACGAGGTTGTAGAAGTCGGTGAGAGATTTAATTCCATTTGGGGCATATACAAGGTCACCCTTGTAGTTTTGCATTAAATCATTACTATCCACTATTTTAGAGACAACATTTTTATTAAATAAAGAGGCAACTTCTTTATTTGTTGTAACAAAATCTCCAGGAACAATATCTTTTCCAGTACCACCTCTGTAAATCGTTACTTTTCCAACCGGACCATTGAAGGGGACAAGGTTTTCTCGTTGTTTTGAAATTGCTTGTTCAATTTTTTCAGCAGATGGACCTCTTACGCTTGATGGTCTATATGCCTTCACAAACTCCTCCGCACTCTTAATTCTTCCCGCCTTTATTTCGTTTCTTAACCATTCTGCTAATGGTTCAAATTCGGGAGAAATTGCTTTTTGGACAGCCGAAACCTTTGGTTTAACTTTTTCTGCTACTTGTCCTGTTGCTTTTTCTTCGAAAGGAGATACATCTTTACTAACATCTCTAATAGACAAACCTATACTTCTATCTTTCGTATTTTTTTTCAATTCTTCCTCTATCGCCTTTGCTACATCGCCATAATAAACAGGATCATAAGGATTTCGACCATATTTCTTATTAAACTTTAATTGAAAATCCCATTGAGCTTGGGTCATACCTTTAGGTTTTTTAAGATTGGTCGTAACCCATTGACCTGTTTTAAGATCTCTTGGTTGAGTTCTGGCTCTTTGTATAAGCTCTTTTTCAACCTGCGGAGACCTTTTAAGCAAACCTATAATTCCACCTACACCACCCACAGTACCCCCAATCCCTGCACCAAGCAATCCTCCAACAGTGGCATTCTTTAAAACATTACCTAGTTTTGCTTCATCTCCTTCTGCTGCACCTCTTAACGCCCCATAACCTATACCTAATAATCCTCCTTCAATTGCATTTCTTTTAATTGTATTTTTTAATCCCTCTTTTGCCGCTTGTCCGAGTAACTTATTTCCTAATCTTTCAACTGCACTTGCTCGACCAAGTGTATAAATATCAATCAGTGGTAATGCTACCTCTGCGGCTGTTCCAATAGCTCTCTCAGGTGTAATTTTTCCACCACCCAATACTGTGCGTAAATCCTGTTCTGTTCTTCCAACACCATATAAAAGTCTTTGTGGAATATTAAGGATATCTTCAGCAACACCAAGTCCTAACTCAGCACCAAATCTTGGCACTGGTTCTTTAATACCTTTAGCATACTGAGTTAAATTTACCATAGGTAATGTTTTTTGTTCTATACTCCGTTGAAAATTCGCCGCTCCTCTCGCTAGTGGTGTGCCCCAAAAGCCTTTTGTTCCTGATTTTGTAGGATCGAAATAACTTTTAATACCCTCAGTAGTTGAACTAATAGACTCACCAATTGCATTTTTCAGCTTATCCAACGGAGTTAATTGCGGCGTCTGACTTTTTGGAACAGAAGAAACAATCTGATCTTTCGGGATAGGAGAAACAATCTGATCTTGCGGAATAGGAGAGACAATACGGGGTGTAAGTTGAAGATGACCATGTTGAAATAAACCTTCGTCATCCTCAAGAGATTTTTTGATCTTTCCTAAAAGGTCAGCAAGAATCATTTAACCTATCAGCTCCTCTCTTCGTCGTTTTGCCAGCGCAAGAAGCTGTGAAGGAGTATATACTTCCGTACCAGTTCCTCCGCTATTGTCGACAGGTTTCAGATTATTCCAAATAATATCCTGAGGACTAAAATCGCTAGTCTGAGACAGCTGTTGTTTATAGCTTTGCAACACATTCATGCGGTCATTCGCCCAACTGGTAAGATCCGCTTCACGCTGTCTATACCAATTCTCAAGTGAAACAAGCCTTCCTAACGCCTCATTTTTCAACTCACGAGCAAGAGTGCTAAGAGCTTCTGCCTTTTCACGAGGCAAAGACGCCTGAAGAGAGCGAATATGCGCAAGTTTCTGACCATAATCACTTCTAATTTGATCTAGCGTATTTTCTTTCTCAACCTTTGTCTGTGTCAAAAGCTGAATGTACTGATTCTCAAGATCACGCTGCTTTTGATCAATCTCAAACAACTGATCATTGACTTGTCGTTGAATCGCTCCGCCTTGCACACCAGCAAGTTTGGTATAAGCATACGGCAGCATGACCTGTGTTGCCGAGCTATCGCCTGCTCCTAACGCTCCCAGCTTCATACTCATACTGCGAACAACCTCGTCTAAATTGCGCTTAAGATCCTCTAGTGATTGCGCTCCTCGTGCTTTAACCTGTTCACGACCTGCTGCCAGCTTTTCCTCAGAGGATTGTTTTTGCTGTTCAAGACCTTTCATAATCTCATCATACGTTCTATTTATTCCCTCCTCAGCGCCGCTTTGCTGCTGATTATAAAGACTGAAGAGATCACCAAGACGCCTTTCATATTCGCCAAATCCTGACTCTATTTCACCTCTTGCGGCATTGCGTTGTTTTTCGTACTCATTCTGAAGATTTAAAAGATCCTGATTAGTATTTTGATTTGTCCCTGTTTTAGGAACAGCTTGCGTATTAAGTCCTAAAACATCCTTTTTCATATTATTTTGTTGCGTATTATCAAAATTAAACAACTTTAGCATCGTATCTTGATCAATATAATTTATTCCTTGTGAAGAATTATCTTTTTTTTGTGAAGGCTTATCATCAAACAACGAAGATCCACGCTGTGGTGTTCTAGGTTTGCCCAAAAGATCTGAGAAGAACTCAGTAATCCCCAAATCAGGAAGACCCCATGATCCAGTATGTCCAATTGGCATAATGCTATTTCACCCCCTTTCGTACCCTCTTATTTTTAAAACCAGAGGTTGCGTAATAATATCTAACCTGTTTAGCGGTATATTTTTTTCCGCTAGGACTAATGTATTTGTTTTTACCTACTTTCTTAAATGGCATAAATCATAAAAAAGACGCAAATTTCTTGCGTCTTTCATTCTGTTTCCAAAAACAGAAAAAGATCTCTTTTATTATACCAATGCCCAAAACAAAATCAAGATGGTATTCTGTCCAAAATTCGCATGATCTCTAGTTTTAATTCCTCAAGACTAGTTATTTTCCTATTGTTTTTGGTATCGCTTCCGCTTAATTCCTCCGTTACCCGTTTTGCCTCTTTATCAAATTGAACATGATCATCCCCACCCCTTTGCTGTTTCTTGTAATTTAAGTACTCCTGCGGAGTTTGAAAATATCGTCCTTCTTTTTCAAAACCAAAATTAGCAGGAGTACTAAAATCACGCTGTGGAAAAGGAGTGGGAAGCTCAAAATCCTCATCAAATGCTCCATAACCGCTATCGCCAACTACAGACTTGCGAATGAGAATGATAAGATTGGGAATACCCATAACCCAATTATAACAAAATCATAGTAATTGACAAGATATAGTATAATGTAAACATGATAAAACAAATTACAAAAATAATAATAGCATTACTATTCTGCTGTAGTTTTTTAATTAATGTGCTTTTTGTATTTTATATACGATCACTCAACTCTTCTTTGAAAGAAAAGAAAGTAGTATTTATTAAACTTGACACACTAAATGAGGATAAACTATGGGACACCGTGCAGGATTGGAGGATAGCAAACAACCTTACACCATATATCAAAGATGAAGAACTCTGTATTCTAGCCCGCATGAGGCTTCCTGAAATCAAAAAAGACTGGAGTCACAACGGCTGGCTAAATCGATTACCCTCCCGATACAGCAAATATGCGGAGAACCTTGCTAGAGGCTACACGGATGAAACAGCAGTCCTCGATGCCTGGCTCAAAAGCGCTTCTCACGCTGCCAATCTCAAAGATAACTATACAAATTCCTGTATTCAAACGGATGATACCTACGCTGTACAACTTTTTCGATCATTCTAAATAAAAATTTAATAGTTTTTGGAGATTTTATACATAACTTTTCCTTACTATATCTTCATATAAAACTTACCAAATAAATGTATAGCTAAGTCTCCATCCACAAAAATAAATTTAGGATAAGTAACCACAGGACCTTTTACTTTTGCATTTCTATAACTTGCTATTGCTCCTTTAATCCTTGCCCCTCTTGTATCTGAAATTGTCTCCTCTCCCTTAATGTGTGCGTCTTTAGTATCTGATATTGTTAATTTACCCTTTATCCTAGCATCTCTAGTATCTAAGGTTGTAAAATAACCCTTAGTTCTTGCGTTTCTAGTGTCTCCAGCAATATCCAGTCCCTTAGTTCTTGCAGATCTTGTATCGATAGTTGTTGCTATTCCTTTAATTCTGACATTTCTTGTGTCAGAAATCGTTGATACTCCTCTAGTTCTTGCCAAACGATTATCAGAGTTTGTAGCATAACCTTTTGTTCTTGCTGAACGATTGTCCAAAGCCACCGCAATCCCTTTAATTCTCGCTGAACGAGAATCAGACACAACAGCACTACTCCCAACTGTTCGTGCCCCCCTAGTATCTGAAGTAGTAGCAATCCCTTTGATTCTTGCTCCTCTTATATCTTGTGTCGTAGCAACACCTCTAATCCTTACATTTCTGGTATCAGAGATAGTAGCTACACCTTTTGTTCTGGCGTTTCTGGTATCTGATGTAACAAGATAACCCTTAATCCTTGCATTCCTTATATCAGAAGTTGTAGCAACTCCTTTTATCCTTGCAGATCTTGTATCCGATGTACTAGCAATCCCTTTCGTTCTTGCATTTCTTGTATTTGAGATTGTATCTACTCCTTTTATTCTGGCAGAACGATTATCTACTGCTGTTGATACACCTTTTATTCTTGCCAAACGATTATCTGTTACTATTATTCCGCCTTTAGTTTTGGCTGAACGATTATCCGATATTGTGGCAACTCCCTTAATTCGAGCAAATCTTGTATCAGAGGTTGTAGCTATTCCTTTAGTACGAGCCCCTCTTGTGTCAGAGGTTGTCACCATCCCTTTTGTTCTCGCATTCCTATTATCAAAAGTTGTGGCAACTCCTTTAGTATGAGCAGATCTTGTATCAGAAGAAATTGCAACTCCTTTAGTTCTAGCAGATCTTGTATCTGAGGTAGTAGCAACTCCTTTAGTTCTAGCAGAACGATTATCAGCGGTAGTAGCGTAACCTTTTGTTCTTGCTGAACGATTGTCTGAGGTAGTTGTCCCCGCCTGTACTGTAAAACTCCTTGTAGCGCTCCACGTTCCCCAAGTATTACTTCCTGATGGGTCTTTGGCTCTAACTCGCCAATAATAAGTAGTTGAATCAGACAGGGGCGATTGAATTGTATATTGTATATTATTTCCTGAAGTAAATGGATTTGTATCTTGTTGATTATTTGGATTGACAAAACCCCCATCTATTCCTGAGTTCTTACTATAAAACTGGTTTCCTGTTGCATACTCAACCACAAGACTCGCAACTTTAGATGCATTACCATCATATGCCCAAAATTTACGTTCTGTGCCAGGAACTTGTTCAGTTCCGTTATCTTTAATATAAATTGTCATTGCGTTACCGCTTGACCAACCGCTTCTATTTACTATCTCTTGCACCACTGCTTTTATCTCGGGTGTTGATTGAGTAGAATCATTGATCCATGAAGGCAGATTACTCCAATCTACGTAAGCACTAGTTAGGGGTGCATTTTCTGCTTCTGAGTAAGTTGTTGGGGCTGCGGCATTATCGGCATTTACACCATAAATTCGAGCTATTGCATTGGTTGATTTGCTCTGAGAGGCTACAACGTCAATCCTTGCACTAACAATTGCACGTCCCTGAGGAATTGTAACATTTGTAAATCGTAATCCCGAATGGTTTGCCTGATAGGTACTATCCCCATATCCCCATCCAATATCGGGTTGTGAGTTGGTAAAATAAAGAGCATTGTAATACCACCTAAAATCGTTTCCCCCTGCGGATATGGTGTTTGTAATAGAAGTAGTAAAATTACTATCATTTGATATTTGTATCTCATACTCCACGTCATCTCCATTTGGATCTGTTCCCGTAAAATCAAAGGTTGGGGTAGTACCAGTTATTGCATTATCATTTGGAGAATTAAGAATAACACTAGGTGGTAAATCTTCCTCATAAATTAACTTAATTCCATTGTAAGTAACGGCTGTCGTAGTACTGTCTGTTACCCTTACTGCTATTCTCGTGTTTGCTGGAATAAAATAAGGCTCTGGAAGCCAAACTCTGTTAACTGGAGGCAAATAGTGTCCATAGGTAGTAGTATCTGGTCTCACCGAACTGGGTATTTGGAGTTTAGTAACCTCTGAACCAGAAGCGCCAATCCCTATCTCAAAAAGCCTCTCTATCGTAGTGTCAACAGCGGGATTATTTTGACTTTCCTGAAACTGAATACCGATTACTTTTAATACAACAGATAATCCTGATGTGATTTGAACCCACGACCCAAAAGACCACGCTGTTGTGGTAGAACTAGCACTAACACCTGCTGATTGCGTTGGTACACTTTTAATATTTGCCATATAATTACGCTATCTGATAAAGAATTTTAATAGCAGTAACAGTTACCGAAGCCGCTGTTCCATAGCGAAGGCTCACGGCCACTCTTGTATTTGCCGCCACCTGTCTCGGCTCTGGCAATATCACTATGTTCGTTGGCATATGTCCCACCAAAGTATCAGCTCTTACACTTGCCGGAATAACTATAATTTCGGTTTCAAAACCAGCATTCCCTATTCCCAAAGCTAACTCTATCTCATAAGTGGTATCAGCCGCTGCCAAAGGCGTCCACCACATCCAAGTAATACCAGCAATATAAAATGTGCTAGTAATTGTATTTGCAGGTACAACTTCAGTCCAAGCACTGTTTGTCCAAGCTGAACCAGATGAAGCACGGCTAACTCCCGCCGCAGCAGCGGGGTAACATAAATATCTATTTGTTGTTGTCGCCATACTATCACCCCCTTTCCAAAACTAAACTCCAGCTTTCATTTCCCGTATTTTCATCAACTATTAAAACGAGAGTAAAATCATCATAAATTGCGTGAATTTCAATAAAGTGATACTCATTTCCAAGCCTCAAATTACCAAAATCACCATCTACTGGCTCCATACTCCTTTGAACACGTCGAAAATAATTAAAACCAATAGGAATTAGAGGTTTTAGATCAGCCCATTTCTGTTTAGGAGATTTTGAGGGAAGATTGAAAGTTCTAACAGGCTCTCCCTCTTTCTCAATCTGAATGCGAAGTCCTGTAATCTGAAGTTTGTTTTTGGCTAAATGCAAAAGAAGCCTCTGCCAGGACGAGGGTTCGTTAGGTATTTCTTCAAATGGATATCTGCCTTCAATAGCAACGCTTCCATCACTTAGCGAAGCGAGCCATCGACTCACTATTTTACTCATATCATCATTGGTTCATCACCAAGACTAAAGATCTATTTCAATAGGATCTAATTCAGGTGCAAAAATAACTAACTTTTCAGCGCTTTCAGGAATTTTGATACTTTCTTCAAGATCCGCTACATTAATACCACCGACATTCAATCCCTTACCAGCCATCTGATAATACTTTTTATCAGCCCCAACCAAATCTAAGATTTCTTTGATTGTATAAACTTTTTCTTTTTCCATATTATTGATAGGTCAACTCAATTCCCAATCTAAACGCTGTCTTGTCTCCAACTGCGGTTGGCGATGCCGAGCAAAAGATATAAAAATCATGCGATGTTGCCGATGCTTGATTGGCAAGAGCAACAGCATTCGCTTTAGGTGCGGCAGATGTCCAGCTAGTGTTTGACTGTTCCCCAGCCTTGAAGTCCACATCAGTTGGTGCGGTTGCCGTATCGCTTCCATTATCAGCCCAGAATTTTCCAGCAGATGTAGCAACGGCTGAAGTGTGAGAAAAGTTAATCTTGAGTGGACATTGTGCTGTGGTTGGGACTGTTGCGCCAAGAGTTTGCGAAGCACCCCCATCTATTGAGACAGTTGTTGATGTCAAATATTTAGTATTATGGACGTGATTAGTAGTGCACTGATGCGTTCCAGAAGAATTTTCAATATGAGTTGAGTCCTGATAGGAGTTGACAGTAATAGCATCTCCAAAGTTTGTGCCATAAAACCCAACCTTATCAGTTGCTCCGATTGTGAGCGTTCCAGTTGTTAGTTGTGCAGTCCAAGTAAAAGATGCGATGTTACTCTACCCCCTTTCTATTTGATTTAATAACGCAAATTCACCAAAAAGTTTTCTCGCCATTTCATTATATGCCCTTGCGGCTTCTTCCTTGTTGTAAAAGTATCCAATATGTATTTGATGTCCCATAAAACCTATTTTTGCCGCCCATTTCTTATGTCTATAGGGCGAATCCTTTTTCATATAAACACCCTTAAAACCCGTTTTGTTATCACCCCTTAACTTCTCATTTGCTTTATTAAAAGTTTTGTTCGCAAAACGCAAATTTTCCTTTCTATTATCTAATCCATTTCCGTTTATATGGTCCAATATATCGTTAGGACCAGCTTGTAAAAGCAACCTATGCATAAGTATTTGTTTCCCCCCAATTTTCGCTCTAGCATAACCATTATGATAATACCACTTAAATTGATTTAGGAAGTCAAAATCTTCCGCATCAACTATTGCTGTTTTGCCCTGAGTTAATTTTATTTCTTTAAAACTAGCCATTTTATCTCACCTCCTTTATTATAATATTTAAAAAAACATTTGCAATACCCATTTAATAATAAGATATGGTTGTTCTATCATCCCAAATATTATCGAAATTCATATCTCCATCTGCCCATAAAAAATTTGTTACTGTTCCTGAAACAACAATTTTTTGAATCTGCCATAAAGGTGAAGAAGACGAGGATCCCACTTTTGCTTTACCAATATATATTGTATTTGCATCCGCCTCATCAATTCTTAATGCCATCTCACCTGTAAACGAGGAAACCCTTAACTTATCAATAGCAAAAACCTGATTAAAAATCTCTCTTTCCGCCTTCAAAATATCACTCATACTTCTGCTAGCAGACAAAAATACTTGCCTGCTAGGAGAAGAAGGTGAACTCACCCTCTCCTCAAGCGGTCATTATGGTGTACCGCTTAATCTGATGCCGAGTCTACTATCAATCAACTTGACACCATAAAGCACATCACAGCGAGCTAAATGAGTGTCGTTGACAACATCAGATGACTCCCAATAGCGAACTGTGATCCCTGTATCAGGATCAGTTGCATAGGAGTACACCCCAGTCTTTGGCTCTGCCAGTCTTGCACCAACCAAAGCAATTGCTTCCCTGTGGAAAAGGAAGTTTTGCCTGTAGGAAGTACTGGCACTACCAATCCAGGTAACGGCTGCTCCGTTTGCGGGAGCGGCTGTTACAGTCTGGTATGCTCCTGAAGTGATAATTGGGTTGGCAATCGTCAACGTAACGTTGCCCGTCCCATCAGCGGTTGCGTCAGCAAGCACAACGAAGTGCTGCAGATAACCAAGATCGGCTTTGGATCTAGGATTGACTGCGTTGACGTTGGCAATGGTAAAGACCTCGCCCCGCTTGATCGTTGCGTTAGCCCCAACACCTGAGACATTGAGTGTCTGTGTGTAGGTTGACTTTACCGCATCGTACGTTACGTTCTGATTTGCACCGCTGATCGTGCCGTTGGTTCGTGTCCCTGTAGTAACGTTTTTGACGTTTTGAGACATGTAAACCTCTACATTCCCAACCATAGGAAGTTTTGCCTTCTCTAGTGCTGTGCGCACAGTGGTGTCAGAAGCTGCAAGTGAAGTAAAGTTCGCAGCCAAAGCCCAATAATCAGCGGGAGCTAAAACGGCATACCTGCTGTCATTAGGAATTGCCAATTCATCCATGCGTTGAGGACCAATGGCAAAATCAGAGAACGAATTGATCGTTTGCCCTGGTGTACCTACCCAATGAGGAAAGCCCAAAGCTGTATCAATGACATCAGCATCAATCTGTTGAGCAAGAGCTGCTGCTTTTGCTTTAAGGATTTGATTCTCAAGCAGCTTATCAACATCCAATGTTTTCTCTTTGGATGTCAACTGAACATCTACGCCCCGCTGCTTGTCAATAGTGATTGAAACTGAACCAACATTGACATCTTGCGCTGATGCAGTAGCCCCAGTTCTCACCGTAAACTCAGGAGGACGTCGCACTTTCACAGTGTCGCCTATCGCAACTTCTTCTTTACTCCACTCTTGATCAAAAGAAGTATTGACCAATTTACCCATTACCAGAGAATTCTTAAGAAGTAGAAGAAAAACATTTGCGACTTTCTGAGTCTGTGTATATGTATTCGCCATATTTTCACCTCCTTTCAAGCCCACAAGAGCTTTCTTATAAGGAGGTTAGCGTTTGGAGTAAGCTTTCTCAAAAGCTTTAAAATCAGTTGTATCCTCACTGACTATGGAAGAAGAGGACTCTTTGGCAGTGGGAGAGATGGCTGATAGGTTCTCGACCTGTCTTCTATACTCCTGCCCACTTTTAGCAAATTCCGCTGCCGCAAGAGTAAGCTTATCCTGAATATCCTTCACGATCTCAGAGAATTTTACTACAGGCACAAATACATCTTTGCCCGTAAAAGGATCATGCTGAAAATTTACAGAATAATATTGCTTCGTCGCAAGATCCTCAATTGCCTTAGGCAAGCCTGTTCGTTGAATCTGTTCAATATCCTGCTGATGTTCTTGAGCTTTCTGAACATATGCCTGTTTAGCTCGATCCAGCTCGATTGCTTTTTGCACTTCTCTTTGAATCGTCTGCTTAAAGACATCTTCTTCAAGCTCAATGTAATCATCTGCAACGGGTGTATCTTTCTTCTCCAAGATCTGCTTTATTCTCTTCTCCGCTCGAGAAATCTTTTTCTCCTGTTGAGGCTCTTCCATTTTAGACACATTCTGTTCCTCTTCTAAAGGTTGCGTCTGTGTATCCGTATCAAAAGAGACATTTTCAACAGGAGTATTATTCTCCTCAAAAGAAAGATCTTGTGTGTTTTCAGGTGGCGTTGCCTGATCTATATCAGCCATATCTCTCAGACCCGTTGCGGCAAGGGTCGTCCTCTCCTATTTGAGAATTGTATTTTGTTTAACTAATTTTGTCAAGTATTGGTTTATTATGTTCATCAATACCTATTAGAATATACTCTGTTCCAATATATGATCCGTGATTAAGTTTACAGGATCGGCATTTAAGCCAAACTCCCTGTTGATACCAATCATGTCTCTGCGGTATTGCTTCCTGACGGATTTTTAAAAGCTCCTCCTCCGTAATACCTGAGGAGACTTCTTCAATCAACTCATCATCATTCTTTGTTGGCTTCATCTTTCAATTTTTTATATCTCTCAGGAAGACTTTTAATCTCCTGCAAATACTCAATTACTAACTCAGCTGCCATGCACCTAAAACCAAAACTCTCAACAGTATCAGATTTGTATTGGAATTTTCTCAAACTCTCTAATCCTGCTATCTGTTCATCAATAATCTTAACGAGGGTCTTAAAATCAGAGTTAGTCGCAAGACGAGAGAGGCTTTTCTGCCACTCTTTGGCTTTTGCAATATTTTTATTTTGCTTTATTTCCTGAAACGATGCAACAATCGCATCAGAACTAGCGTGTATTGCCCCCTCCATCATAGAGATCATTCTGAATTTGATTAAAAATCTTTGCAATCTGCGGATCAGTAATCTGCATATTACTAAAAGCATCCTGTACATTATTTGCTATTTGCGGATTTGCCATATTCAGTGTATTCTCCTCCTGAGTCTCTTTCTCATCTACATTCTCAACTCCATTTGGATTATCTATAATTATCTTATTCCAATCACTTATGCCTTTAGTGATAATCCAACGCTTAATTAACTCACCAAGATCAAGCTGTTTTGAACCAAGCTGAATTATGCCATTTCCTACCAAAGCATCAGCTACATTTGGCAATTTTGAAATAAACGCTAAAATCTCCTCTAAAGAGGCATTTTCCAAAATTGCATCTTTCTTCATTGTAGTTTCTGAATCAAGTTCATACCTATACTCAACATCAGCAAACTCCTGATGTTTAATAGTTATTTTTCCCATATCTCCATACTCAAACATTTCCAAAACATCTGAGTTAATATCTGCAATCTTTTGTAAATCATCTTTTTTAAGATAAATAGTCATCGCCTCATCTTTTTTACCAACTTTAACCATTAAATCAATCATACGATCATAAATCTTCTCAATCGCTTTCTCCAGCATACGACGATCAAAATTAGTTTGCGCACCCATAATTGCCTCCTGCATGCGAAGAGCCTGTGGAGTTCTCCCAAAATTGACATCAGCACTTGCCGCAAGAGTAGTATCCGTAGTATTAGCAACAGTCATAATCGCTCCTTTGAGAAAATTATAGGTTGACTGAAAGGTTTGTAACCCAGCAGGATTCCCTTGAATCTGCTCTAGAGCGTCAAAAAACCCTCTCTTCATGAGAATGATTTGCCCAGGTCCAAGCCCTGAGTCAAAATCATCCCAATTCTCAATATACATTGGATCGATCTTAAATCGTGGGAAGATACCAAGTTTTACGCCATCAAGATAAAGGTTAATAAGAGATGATGCCGCAAGATGGAGAGTCTCTCCCCTCTCAAACTCGCCCAAGCCAAAAAATCGATCAATCAAAGGATAGGCATAACACATCACAACTGGCAACTCATCGTTATTTTGAGGATTCTTTATATCTCTTAAAATCTTGCGTATCTTTGGGCTAAAAGTTTCCCAACGACCATGTTCGTATTTAGTAATAAGCTCATATTTTTCTCCTTTTCCAGTTTGTGTTTTCTTCTCAACAAAACTCTGATCCTTTAGGTTATCCTCATTAGAAGCAACGAGCTCGTCAATATTTTTCCAAATGTTTTTATCTCTCCTTTTTAACCACTCCTTTGTTACATACGATCGAACAAAAATATAATCTGAATCCTCAACTGATACTTTACCTCTTTGAGGGATTAAATTACGAATCGGTATCAAACTAAAATCGGGTTGTGAATAATTTTTATGTGTTACAAAATCCACTAAAACGCCAAAAGACCCATAAACTTTCCTATAAAAAGACAATAGCCAAAATTTTGTAAAAACATCAAACTGTAAATTAGCATGAGGTAAAATCTGATTATGGAAGATTAAATCCATAAGAATGGACTTGCCTTTATTCTGCGACGATAGAGCGATAACCTTTCCAGTTGGTAACTGAGCCATTAGAGAATTATTTTGCCTAATGATCGATGTTAACAGTGTTGGATCTACAACCTTTGATTTCGTTTCATATACAGAAACAGCATCGTAAGGGACGCTAAGAATAATTTTTTCCTTTGCCTCCCAAGATGGATAAAACTTCTCAACCTCAGCCTTATCCTCTTGATACTGTTCTATTAATTTATCAACGTCTAATTTATCAGCGTCAGACATCGTCTTGATTGTACTCACTTTAGATCATTTTTGTCAACGATTATTTTCGTCTCAGTTAAAATGTTTACTTTTCTAATCTTCTGTTTATGCGCAAATATTTCAATAGTTATCTTCTCACCCTGATTCTTCTCCAAAAATTCAACGATCTTATTTACCAAATATTTTACCCCTTCCTCATTTCCATTTGTATCTAATTCTGACCTGTTGAAGAATCTTCTCTCCTCTCCCCAAAACTGAACATACGCTATCTTGCCATCATCGATTTTTGCCGTGAAATTGATATTCCCAAATTTCAGCTTATTCAAAAGATAATCTAATCTAATGAAAAAGGGTAAATTTCTCATCAGTAAAACCCCTGCATTTTCTTAGCGATTCTTCTAACAGATTCCTTTACCTCGTAAGAGACAACATGAGATTGTGTCTGAAGCTGAAGATCCTGTAGTACTTGCACGGCAATGGCAAGAGCCATAACTAGATCATCGTGCGATCCTCTCTCTGCCTGCGCTCTAATTGAAGCAGACGTCCTTACCTTTACAAAAGCAAAAAGCTCCTCGATTGTTGCTTTATCAAAAATCTTCAATACTCGATTATCTACCATTTCTTTTAAATCTAAAAGCATTTTTGGACGAGTTGCGAGATTAGTATCCCATCCAAGTTTCAATCCATCTGGAGGCATCCTAAAGATCTGGTACTTTCCTAGCCTATTTAACGCCGCTAAACGATCTAGCTCGAACGCTCCCCCATTCGCCCGCTCGATAGCAACTAAAGGCTGTGTACCTGTAATATCAAAAACCCTCTCCAGCGCTTCGTGGAGAAGAGGCGTAAAAGCAGTCATCGTCTCAGAAGAGTGAAAAACGATAGGCACATCTAATTTCGTCTTCGAGACAAATTGCGCTGTGGTAAAATCTGAAAGACCCATAGACGAATCAACGCCTACTGCAATAAGCTCTCCTTTTTCCAACTCACGATAAATTTTAAACATAGCGTTCTGAAATTCTCAAAGGTGCTTTGTAATTTTCTAAATACCACGCTAGCGCCTCTTTTTCAAAATACGTCTCCCCTGTAGTTAGAAACGCCTCTGCCGCTTCATTAGGATACTCTTGAGTAAAAGCCTCTCCTAACTCACCTCGTTTACTCTCTAAAAACTCATGATCGTAAAAAAAGGAGGCAGGATAGAAGATGGGATGAAAGTTGCGCTTTCCTAATGTACATTCATCCCAAAAGGTCTTAAAGAAATTAAAGCCGTTAGCAGTATTATGAGAAATAAATCCATTTGAAAAAAACGAATGGGTATTTGGTACTGTAACATCATAAGTATAATTTTCACTAAATTCTATTTTTTTAACAGTATCTATAAAATAAAAAGAATTTAATATTTCTTCATACCCTTTAATATTAAAAGTTTTAATTATTTTCTCTAATGTTTTCTTTTCTATTTTTGATTTGTTCAAATACCACTCTGAACTTATTTTATAATTTCTATATAATCCCTTTATATCAATTTTTATTTTTTCTAAATCTTCTTTTAATCTTCTATATAAAGGTAACAAAATAACTCTTTTAAATTTTTTGTTTTTCAAAATATTATAAACTTCTTGTTTTCGTTTCAACCTAAATCCTATCTTTTCAAAAAAAATCTTGCTAAAATATCCACTAATTTCAAGAGTGTAACAATTTCTTTTTCCTATAAAATATCTCCCATTTATAAAACTTTTCTTTTTAGGTGGAGTATTTTTTCTAACTACAGAAACAATCCCAAAGTTTAATAAAATTATTTGTATTGTTCTTATTAAATTTAACGAGGTTGAAACATAATTTATACTCCCCCTATCTCTTCTTGCACTCCCATCGCCATCAAATATCCCAGAAATAAAATTTTTTAAGTTTTCTTTTTTTAATCCTAATATAAAATCTGGTATTTCTTTCTGAAATGATTTTTTTGAAAAATCAAAACCTAAATCTTTTATTTTTTTTATTAGAGTTTTATTTACTATCCTTGAATGAAAAATGTCTCCTTTATCTTTATAAGCATTAAATTTTTCTTTTAAAAATTGGTGTATTTCTTCATCTTCACTTGTAATAACCATATACCAAGTTCTTCCTTTATCTCTGATATAACCTTCTGAAATATACAGTCCTAATAAATAAGCCAAATCGTTATCTATTTCATTTTTTCCAAAAAGATTTTGATTATATTGAATAACTACTTCATCACCTTCTCTTATTTCATTAATTTTTTTCCACTTTAAAAACCCATCCTTCATTATTAAAATTGGGTGATTGAAAGTTCCTTCTAAAAAATAACCTTTTCTTGTAATTATTTTTTTTGTTTTAGAAAATCCATTAAAAAATAAAGCAGAAACCTCATTTATTTCTTTTCTTCCATATAGTAGTATTTTATTTTCTACTGACAGAAAACCCTTCTTCTCTATTGTATTTGGAAAAAAATCTTTAATTTTCTTTATCCCTTTATTAGAGAAAACTAAAGTGTCTCCACTAACACAACTCTCGATAAATATTTTCCCATCTGGGACAACCGCTTGCAGTGCAGATCGCAAAATAGCCTCAAAATCTGGAAAATACGCAGCCTCTGAGAGATGTAAACCTGAAAGACTTTTACTTCTTCCAACCTCTTTGTTTTCTGCAGTTCCTATTTTATAAATAGAATTGATTTCTTCATTAAAAAGCTCATACTTTGAGTTATATTTCAATTTGATTTGAATTTTATTTAGTTCTTCAAAACTTTTTAAGTAAAATTTTACTCGTTGTAATAAATCCTCTGAGTTGTCAGACTTGTCTGAAATCACCATCGAATAAGAATTAGGTTTTGCAATAAAATCAACTGTAAAGATTGCAAGGATTATCGATGAAAATCCCATTTGCCGTGCTTTCAAGATCACATCTCGTCCTGTCGCATCTTCTAAGAGAAATTTAGATTGCAAATTCCAATGTGTTTCGTTCTCGTTAAATTTCTGAATTCTCCCATCTTTGGAAACGATTAGAAAATTGTCTTCGATAAACCTTAAATATTTTTCAGAATTTTTAAAATTCGCCATATTTGTCTCTTATAAGATTGAAGACGCCTACGTTTACCTGTACTTGAGGTTCTTCTTTCATCCCATGATTCGCTTTTAGGAGAAAAATAGCCATCGCTGCATTTACTTCTTTCCCTCCATACAAGCCATCGTCGATTAGTTGTTTTTTCTGAAGAGCTAGGATTTTCTTTAGAGACTCGGAAAACTCAGGATGTCTCTTGTCCCACTCAAATAAAGTGTCAGGGTTTACACCAAGATATAAAGCTAATCCCTCAATCGTAGGAAGTGAAGTTTGCTCTCTTCCACATCGAGAGATATACTCTTCGATTTTCGGATAGATTACCTCTGGTATGTATTTAGTGGGTCGTCCGCCAGGATGCTTTCGCAACTTATTATTCATTTTAAATATTATAACATACACTTATAAACTTTTGAAATTTAGCCTCAAAAATATGCATTTAGGTTGATAAATCAATCTATTTTTTCAAAATTAGCCTTAAAAATAACACTTGACAAATATCATTAAATGTGTTATAAAGAAAACAAAAGAAGAAAGGAGAAAAAATGAAAATCGACTTAGACAACAACTACACTTTATCTTCATTCAGACGTGAGTGGGAGGTAGACGATGATATAAGAAAAGTAGCAAGACTCTTTAGGATCTATCCTACATGGAGTTCAGAGTGGGGTGTGAAAGAATACGTACTTCCATTAAAAAAAATAATCGACGCTCCATTTCAGCGAATAGAATTTCTCCTAAATTCAGCAGCGGCGAAAAAAATCCCAGAAGAAGATCAAGAATTTCTTCGAAAGCTAATCGAGAAGAAAAAAGAAGAAAGAAAAGAAGAATTGAAAAAAACGGCACAGGCACGCAAAGAAAAACGAGAGAAAACTATAAAAGAAAAGAAAGAAAAGTTTTCTAAACTTCTTGAAAGCTTACCACAAGTTGCAGCCGACTTTCTAAAAACTAACAAAAGAGCAAAAATTGTCTTCTTTGAAAAAGAAATCTTCAGCATAGAATCAATCATGAAATTTCTCGAGGAAAGAAAAGCACTAAATTCAGAAAAATTAAAAATCATAACTAATGCAATTTATGAAAATTATACAAATCGAGGCATTTCTTATAAATATAAAAACGACCCTGAATTCGCAGTAAATTTTGAGACAGAATATATCTTAGAAAAGGTTCTAAACGCCTACGCCAGGCATAATCTTACCGATTACGATTTTTCACCAGGAGAAGCAAAAGGGGAGATCACGGAAATTGCCAGAGATTCTCTAAAAATCTAGTCGAGAGGGTAACAAACTTTAGGAACTCCGGTGCAAGCCCGCAGGAGGTGCAAATCCTCCGCTCGACACAAAATAAAAACAAAATAAAAAGGAGGTGAAAAAAATGAATTATAAAAAAATACACTATGGGACTTTAGACGAGGAAGAAAGAGAGATCATCCACGACGCTCTCTGGAATTCTGCTTCTTTACTTTCATACGAAGCGCAAGACGCTTTCTCTTTTGAAGAGGTAAACGATCTCTGTGAAAAATGGCTCGAGGCTTTTGGTTTCAAATTCGACGAGGAAAAAGATACTTGGATCGATCTAGAAAATGACAACGCAGAAAAGGGAGAGGATCCAATGAGTGTTGTAATTGAAGGCGGCTATCAGCGGGATTTTGAAAGGTGGCTTTTCGATGACTATGAAGAAAGTCGAGATACTCTTCTCTATGTTCTTGAGAAAGAGAAAGAAGAAAGGAAAATGCAGAAGATGCTTGAGGATGAAGAAGCTAATCTAACAGCCAACGAAGCCTAACGTAAAAGTAAAAAAGTAAATGCCTGTGAGGGATTTACGTCCCTCACAGGCGAATCTCATATCTTATACAAGGAAGGTAAATTTTGTTTTTTCATTTTATAATCTTATAATCTTTAGGTCTTCCTCCTAATAATTGCGCGATGAGCATTGATAGAGTAATTAATCTTTTCTTTTTTATCTTTTTATTTTTGTTTTTTTTCATTTTTCACCTCTTTTCTTAGCTTATTTACAAGTTCAGAATTTTCATAAATATTTCCAATAACCTCTACTTCCTTATCTAAAGAATAATAGTAGACAGTCGGTTCAAAAATAAGACCATCTAACACCCAAGTCTCACCCTCAACACAGCAATCCTCAAAATATCCCCACGTCACCTTAAAGATTTCTTTATAATAGTCACAATAAACTATATCCCCTTCATATATTTCTTTTCCGTTTTTATCTTTTAGTCCAGTATATTGCATTATCACTAACCCATCTTTTTGTAATTCCTCCAACC